GCCAGCGCCTGGCGCCGCTCCGCGTAGGCCGCTTCCAGCTTCACGCGTTCGTCGCCTTCGGGCAGGTCGCGCAAGCCATCGCCGATCAGGTCGAGCGCGTCGACATTGGGACAGTTTTGGATGCTGGACAGCGTATCGGCGTAGTCGTAGCCCAACTGTGCCGGGGAGGCCTGTTGCTGACCCTGGCCGTCGTCGTCATCGTCCTGGGTCTCGGTGATGTAGTCGCCGTCCAGTACGCCATCCAGGCCCTGTTCTTTGCCAGCGGCCGCAAATTCGTCCAGCGTGGCGGCCTGGGCCATTTCGATGCTGACCGGCAGGTACTTGACCAGACGGCGCAGCACAGTCTTGCGGCCCATTTCTGCGTAATGCTGGCCCCATACCGTGGTCGACTTGTCGCGGGCGAATTTGTAATTCTGGCTTGCGTCGCGTATGTCGTTGACCTGGTCAGCACTCATGACCTCGAAGGCATGGCCGCCGCCTTGAAGCTTGGCGACGGCGTAGAAGGCGATGACCTTCCCCCGGTCTCCAGCCGCTGGCCGGTGGTGTAGCTTCTCGTCCAAGCCGTAGGCATAGTCGAAGTCGTCCTTCTCGCATACCTCGTGCGCGGCAATGCTCACGATCTGGCCAGAGCGGCGCGCCAGATCCACCAAGCCCTTGTAGCCGAGCACGATCTGAACTTCGGTAATGCCCTTGCGGCGATTCTCGAACGGGATTAAGTAGGCGTGGCCGAGCGGCGTATTGGGTTCGAGCCCCAGCTGGGAGCAATGCACCACGGCGCCCATTAGGGACTCGACAGTGCAGTTCATCAGCTTGGGGGTGGTGCGCAGCGCGCCCAGAGCGATCTTGAGCATGCGGTCAGCGCTGACATGCTTGGGCAGGACCGATTGCAGCGTGGTCTTGTGGGCCTCGAAGAACGCCTGCACGGCCTTACCGCCGGCCTGCTTGGCCACCATCTTGCCGGCCTGTTTGATTTCTGCGATGGATGTGGTGCTTGACATAGGTTCCTCAGTCGGTGAAAGCCCAGGCGGGCAGGGATACTTGCTCAATGCCGGCGGAAATGCCCGGCCATTGTTCGGTGCGCAGGCACTGCGCGTAGGTGTCAAGGTTGCGCCGGTACTCGTAGCGGCCCTGGTCTCGGCTGGCCTCGTCCAGCATCACCGCGCTGGCGGCGTACGGCCACTCTGTCTCGACGGCTAGGAAAATGAAGGCCAGCACCTCGACGCCAGCGGCCAGGCCGTAGCCGTCGCTGTAGAACGAGTCCTGTAAGTGGTAACGCTTCCTGGCCACCTGGCGCCGGAACTCGTCCGGGCTGGCATCGCTGTAGGTCTTGACGTCCAGCAGGATGACGCCGGATTCGCCTGCAGGGTGCACCCAGTCAGGGCGGCACCGGCAAAGCACGCCGGTCTCCGGGTCGTTCCAGTAGGCCGACACCTCGGCATGGCCGCGGGCCAGTGCTTCGGCCACATCTGGCAAGCGGCGCACGGCTTCGGCCTGGCGCATCGCTGTTTCCCGCTGCTCGTGCGTGATGATGATGCGGCCGGCGTTTTTTTCGTTCCACTCGCGCCACCATTCCATCGCGGCGACGCTCTCCGGGCTGGGTTTCTTGGCGTTCCATTGTGCGTCGGTGGGCCGGCGCGGTGCATCGGCGGGCAGCACTGCGTAGCGCTTTTCGAATTCGTCCGGCTCCAGAATCGCGCAGTGCGCCAGTTGGCCCTCCAGTTGCCCGGAGTGCTCTTTCTCTGGCGGCCGCGCTGGGTCCATCGTGAGCGACCAGTAATGCCAGGGGCTTCGGTTTATTCGGTCCAGCCCGGTTTTGCTGATGCCGGGCGATGAATGGTAGGCGTCTATGCCCAGGCCGTGCACGGTGCCAGTAGGTAACTCGTAGACGGCGGTATCGGTCATTGCATTCATGGCTCAAAACCCCACAACGATGCCAATCTTGAACAGACCGACGATGATGAACACCACCAGCAAGCCCTTGACGATGGCCAGCAGCCAGCCGCCCGGAGGGTTTTCGCTGCCCTCGGCCCAGCCGCCTTGCGCGTGCCACCCGGCGCGCGGGGCCCGACCCGTGAAATTGCTGTGTCCGTAGTTCACGCCGCCGGGCCAGTTCGAATGCCTATTCATCTATTCGTCCTCCTGCTGAATGGCGCGAATCGTGTCCGTCAAGTGGTTGAACACGTCGCTGTAGACGGTGCCGCGGTTGCGTGCAATGAGCTCCAGAATCTGGCGCATCATCTTGGGCGTGAGCTCTGTGAAGAAGTCGGACTCTTCCAGCCGGCCGGTCCAGCCGTCGGCGTCGAGCCAGTCTTGATCGGAGTCTGCGTAGCCGGCCAGCACATTGACCACGTGGCTCACACGCGGGTCCTCGGTGGGCTCGACGATCTTGAAGGGAAGGGGAGCGTTCATGGTGGCCTCCTGGTTCGTAGTGAAGGAGAGGGGAAAACTTGGGTGGACGCACTACGCAACGTGAATGTGCGCGGAATTGCGCGCGCAATGCGCCCGCCGAAGTGCTCTTGGGGTGAAAGGATTTGTTGGCTCATGTCGGCCCTACCTCAGTCGCCCAGCCTCAAGAATTGGCAGGCCAGCCTCGGTGGGTACGTAGATGATCTGAGCGCCGGCGTTTTGCGCTTGCTTCAGCCCTTCGATGTAGAGGTAGCGCAGATATCCTTCGGGCCCTCCAAGACCTTCAGCCACAATCTGATTGGCTTCCGCGACGCCTTTGGCCCGCGACACCTCGGCCTCGGCCAGCAGGACAGCGGAATCTCTGGCTGCCGTCGCCTCTTCAACCTGAATGCGTCTGTTGGCTGTTGCCTGGGCCAATTGCGCCTGCCCCTCTGCTTCGCGCAGCTTGATGATCACTTTGGGGTACAGGTAGACCCCACTAATGCCAACAGAGATAGCCAGAGCTACCGCCACGAGCGCACCAACAGGGCTTTCGCTCAGAATCATGAATGCGACCACGATTAAGGCAATAACTAAAATCCCAACGATGATGAAGAACATTATTTTTCCTCGCTTCAGTAAGCACCCAACACGGATGCTTGCCAAAGCGGCCTCCGAAGAGGCCCTTGGATGTCGTCTACTCCGACTGTCACCAAACGGAATTTCAGCCTTCCTTCGGTTCTTGGCCGCACGATCATTGCTGGCCGTACCCTGCTGCGCACACCTGGGTCGGTGTCGCCGTCCTCTCGCGTCGTGGGCTACGTTTCAGCAGTTCGCCCAGTCATCCGGTTGCCAGGTTGCAGCCCTGACCTGCATTCCTCCCTCACGTTGGGAGGCTTCCCGATCAGTCGCTTTCGGGCGGCTGATGGGTGAATTAAACACCACGTTTATATTTATGTCAACACTGTGTTTATAATTAATCGTGGTGTTTATTCGACGCCCAACAAAAACCGCCCGAAGGCGGTTCACTGGAGAACGATATGAATCAGGAATTGATGCAGGAGGTAGAGCAATTCATGGCGGCGGTAGCGCGCCGCATTGAGGGCGCGCGTTCACCGGGCGATGACGAGATGGATGGCTACGATGGTTGGCGCGCGGCGTGCTGCACGGTGTATGACGCCATCATGGACGAGATTTCCGAACGCGAAAAGCGGCGCTCACAGATCCATTCGGAGTAGGATTCCATCGGGAGTATAGACGCCGTTGACCATGTTTCGGGACATGTGGATTGATGAAGTGCCCGTGACCCCCATCATCATGCCCAGCGCTTTTATTGTGGGATCGCTATCGAACTTCAATTCCACATCTGAAATGGTCATGTCGGGATAGTCATCTTGTAGGGTAGATAGCGCCGCGGCCACCGTGCCGTAAAAGTCCTTCTTGAAGGATGCATCTTTTCCAGAAGGGCCTACTATCCATAGGCGCCAGCTTGAGATCTCCGGCAGTTGGACCCACATGGCCCCCCTTATTGCGATGCCACGATTCTCGAGTTCTTCTATCAGCCGTTGGCCGGCCTTTACCAGTGTCTCTTGATCCACTGCATCACTCCATGTTCGGTGTCGGAAATGGCTTCAAGCAGATACTGAGCATCGCTGATTAATTTGGTCTCATACCGCGACTGCTCGGTCCAGTCCTTGGTGATTGCCCATGCGGCTTCAAACTGCTGGTCGGCCTTTCCATCTATTGCTCGTTGTCTTTCCAGGCCTGCGAGTCGTAACAACTTGGTCAGGTCGTGCGTGTACAGGTCTTTGATGAAATCTTTGTCGGGGATAGTCTGATGCGCGATCTGCTTGGCGATGCAGGCTTTCAAGCCGAACTCCACTGCGTAGCCAGCCAAGTAGTACGCGGATGAGCTGCGGTTGTGCATGAAAAGAAGCTGGGCGTCTTTCAGCTTTCGCTCTGCCATAGCAATTAACTCGATGCGCTGCATGCCATAGCTCATGCCGAACTCCCTATGCAAAAGGTTGCCAGCGCATCCGGTCCATCATCAAACATCGTTTCCCACCGAGTGCTATCTGGCGGGCTCTCCCATATCGCGTAGGTGATCTTCTGCATTGCCGCGCGCCGCGCCTCACCACTCGTTGCGCTCACGCCACGCACGGTCAGTTCGTCGGCCACGGCTTCGGCGAAGAGCTTCTGCAGCGGCGTGGCCCGGCGCGCGCGGCCGCGGCGGTCGACCACCACCAGCGCGCCCAGGCCTAGCCAGGTGACTTGCATCGTCAGCGTGTCGTCGGCGTAGAGGGTAAGGGGGAGCATGGCTATCCGCCGAGCGTTGCTCTTTCATGTGCACGGCTTCTCCGTATCAAAAACAACTTCTTAATCGAAAACACCATCAGCCCAGCAGGCGCTGGCCAGCAGGACAAAAGCAGCCAGGTGGTATAGACAGTGTCTCCATGACGGATGCTCACCAGAGAGCCGAACATGGAAACCGCCATCCAGGTGAGCAACGCTATCCTCGTCCATTTAAGACCCGTGCCCCATGAGTGCCGGCTGGTCCGGCGCAGCACAAAGAATAGGCCTAACGCTATAAACCACATCAATGCAATGGCGATCCACTCCGCAGAGTCTAGCGGCAGCGCCGAGGTGGCCGAGACGTTGTGCGCGGACTGGGTCCCCTCGCTCAATGCAGATAGCTGCGCTCGGTTCTGTAAAGAAATTTCAATACTTTCTTGAAATGCGTCGTCGAGTGCCATCGTTTCAAATTCTCCAGAAAGTAGCGTCTGGTAACACTCACCCCAAAAAAACACCATCTGACCAGACCAAGCGCAATTCAGGCTGTTGCGCTTTTTCTCGTGCGCGTGTCGGCTCCCGCTAAAAAGGCATCAACGATTCTCGCGAGCTCAGCCTTCTTTTCTTCGCTGAGAGATTCATAACGCGAATAGTCGCCGAAAGGCCACGCCGGCCCATAAGCGGCGGCTCGCGCTTCGGCTACGCCGTACTGTCGTGTATCGGTGGACTCCCCGCCCACGAACATGGGGCCGCGTCCAAACAACACCCAAGTGGCATTGATGCCGAGCTCATTCTGAGCCTCGAGAACGCCTTCCTTTGAAGGGCCTCGCTTCTCCCAATTATGAACGTTCTGTTGTGCCACGTTCAGCAAACGGGACAGCGATGCCTGCTTGGCGCTGGGGTCGAGTCTCTTGTCAGGATTCTTTGAAAGCGCAGCGGCCCGGTACATCCGCTCCATCTGCTCGTGCATTTTCTTCATCTTGTGATTGTTGCGTAGTTAAACGCTTCGTTGATACACATGGCGTTGACCTTATGTATAAACATGGTGTTTAATATCGGGAACGATAGGAGGTGCCGATGAACAGCGCACAAATCATTGATGCCCTGGGTGGACCGGCCAAGGTGGCCGAGCTGCTGGGCATTGCAGACAAACCAGGCTCTGTGCAGCGCGTCTGGAATTGGAAGACCCGCGGCATTCCGCCACGGGTGTTGCTCGACCATCCGGATGTATTCCAGACGCAACAGCCCGAGCCCACCCCCGCCGGAGCCGACCATGGGTAAGGTCATATCAGCGATATCGGATGGCCTGCTGATTGGCCGCGGCGCCCGAGCAATACTGGGCGTCTGCTTGGTCTGCTTGCTGGTGATCCTATACGTATGGGCGGGCGCTTGGCTGCTGGCTACGCTGCCAGGGAGGTGCGCATGACCTCCGCCAACTGTGGACGGTCTTTCGCAAGCTTCAGGGCTCCAGCGATTATTGCCAAAGCGACAGTTACCCACGCTTCCGTGCTCAAGCTCATGTCCCGCTCCTTTTTCAAATGGTTGTTGTTTCAGCACGGCAATCATAAGACAGTGGAGCGGGGCGCCAATTGTGTGGGTGATGTCCATGGCTGAATCTTCGCCCAACCCCGAGGAATGGGCACGCAAGAATGAAAGGGCGGTGTTGAGCCGCCTTGCGTCGGTCGGCCAGGCGCGCATTGCTGAGCAACTTGGCGT